CTGATTCTATTGCTATGGAATCTGCGCAGGAAAACATCGAGCATCTTCAGAGTATCGTTTTAGATATTGAAGAAAAGGTAGACCTAAAAGATACTAGTACAAATATGAGAAAAATGGAACTCTTTGAGCCAGTTGAAGAGCTGGAGAGGTTTGTTCCTCTTGGGTTGAACCACGACTTCGATCGTCTTCAATCCTTTGGCCCGTCCGACTTTGTACTTGTAGGAGGCAAACGTGGTGCCGGTAAATCTATTACTTGTGCGAATATTGCTACGAATGCTTATGAGACAGGGCATTCGGTAATCTATTTCACTATTGAGATGACTTCTCGTAGCATTATGCAGCGTTGCTGTTCTATTTCTACGGGTGTTCCTGCCGCCGCCCTCCGTAATCGAAATCTTTCGATTGGTGAGTGGGAACAAGTCGCTCAATGGTGGTCTCAAAGATTCGAGGATGGCGAGAGAGCACTTTCTCGCTATCTCTCGCATCGAGATTTTGATAAGTATCATACTGAACTCACTGCCAAGCCACTTCGAGAAAAGCAGCTTGATATTGTTTATAGTCCTTCTTTAACGCTTGCGAATATTCGTACTGAGCTAGATAAGAAAGTAGCAAAGCTACAACCTCGTATTGTTGTAGTGGATTATATTAACCAGGTCAAACGTTCGGCTGTAGGAAACAGTCGTATGGGTCAATATGACTGGACTGAGCAGATTGAAGTCAGTAAAGCTCTTAAAACTTATGCACAAGACTATGGTGTAGTTATGGTGTCTCCTTATCAAATCGACGCTACAGGTGAAGCTCGATTTGCCAAGGGTATACTTGATGCTGCTGATGCGGCATTCACTCTTGATGCGCACTCTAAAGAGGATAATGTTATCAGCTTTAATTGTTCGAAAATGAGAAATAGTGATGAAGTAAGTTTTACTTCTACAATGGATTGGGCTTCTCTGCGTATTGGCCCTGAAACTGGTTACATCAAAGATGATGATGAAGCTTCGGAAGAGGTTTACGAATTATGAAAAAACTATGGACTATTTGGACTTATGCTTTGGGCGGTTATTCAGACGATAAGACTGAACCGTATGATAGCTATATTACATTACTACGAACTGTAATTGTAGGAGTAAATTTTATTACTTGCTTCTTTATCATGTCTGGCGTGGTGCATCACTGGTGAGTGCAGTAATCGATCTATTAGAAGAGCGGGGAATCTTTTATAAGTTGTCAGGAAATGACGTGCTTATAAAATGTCTCAATCCAGAGCATGATGATGGAAACCCAAGTATGCGTATCGACAAAGTACTTGGTGTATTCCACTGTTTTTCTTGCGGATACAAGGGCAGTCTTTTCAGACACTATAATGTAGACTATAGTGAGACTGCGGTAAGACGTGAGAAGCTCAAGAGACTAATTTCTAGTATTCGTTCTTCGGGTGTTGGTCTTTCTATGCCGGAAGGTTATATGCCTTACATCGGCAACTGGAGAGATATAAAGCCGGAGACTTATAAAAAGTTCAATGCTTTTCGACATCACGAGTCGCATTTTATTGGTAGAATTAATTTTCCAATTACAGATGCTAGTGGTAGGATAGTAGCTTTTCAAGGCAGAGATGAGACAGGAACACTAGATAATAAGTATATGTTCTATCCTAGCGGCGTCAAGCTACCCTTGTTTCCACAAGTTCGCCCACTACAGGGGCGTGTTATTTTAGTGGAAGGTATATTTGATATGCTCAATCTCCACGACAAAGGACTAGAGAATACAATATGTTGCTTTGGTGTGAAGAACTTTAACGAGAATAAGTTTAATTATTTAAAGATTTCAGGTGCTACGGGCCTTGACCTGCTCTTCGATGCTGACTCAGCCGGAGAAGCGGCTGCAGAACACGTAAAGAAACTAGCGGGAGACTTTCCGGTAAGAGTAATTAATTTAAGGTCTGGTGACCCCGGCTCGCTACACGAAAAACAAGTAATAGGATTGCGGAGAAAATTATATGGCTGAGATAGCCTTAATAGAAACAAAACCAAGCAAAAACGATTATGTGCGACTATTCGACAATGAGTTCGAGTTCGATCGTTTTTCGCTTACCTCTAATCCCAGTCTTTCAAAAGTATTAAAGAAAGATGTGGACTTAGATTTTAATCCTGATGCCTATGAGTGGATCATTCTCATAGGTTCGGAGCCTTTGAAATTTTACACAAAGGTAACTCAAGTTATGCAGTATGCAGGAACAATTGTGGACGATAAGTTTCTTCCTACAATTAATCCTGCTATGCTTGCATTTAAACCTGAAGCTAAAAAGACCTGGGAAGATGCCAAGACAAATATTCTTGGATATATCTCAGGCACTAAAAAGAAAGCAGAAATAAGTGGTGATAAGTTTAAAGGAATCGAAGATACCGAAGAAGCCATTGAATACATTCAACGTTGCATTGACTCTCCCTATGATTTTATAGGTATTGACTCTGAGACTACTGGATTGTACCCTCGTAATGGTCATATTCTAGGAATCAGCTTGTCTTATGAGCCAGACGTTGGTGCGTACATTAACGCAGACTGCTTGGATGAAAGTGCTGAAGAAAAACTACAAGAGCTTTTTGATAAGAAAAGAATGGTATTTCACAACGCAAAGTTTGACATACCTATGTTTGAGTTCCATTTCAATGTAACGATTCCAAAGTTCGAAGATACAATGCTTATGCACTACATGCTTGACGAAAATCCAGGCACTCACGGGTTGAAGATGCTCGCCATGAAATATACGGACTATGGCGACTACGAAAAGCCGATGTATGCTTGGATGGAAGAGTATAGAAAACAGAATGGTGTTCTCAAGAATGATTTCAAATGGGAATGGATTCCTTTTGAGGTAATGAAAGACTATGCAGCTATTGATGCTACAGTTACTTTCCTTTTGTTTGAAAAGTTTGAGAAAGCTCTAAAGAAGGGTAATCCAAACCTTCTTCGAGTATACAAAAATATTTTGCTTCCTGCCTGCAGGTTCTTAATGTCTGTACAAGATAACGGAGTACCTTTCTGCAGAGATCGTCTACTTGCTAGTCAAGACTTGATGCTCGAAGAAATTACAGACGCAGTACAGATTTTACAGAACCACGAAGCTGTCGTAGCTTTTCAAAAAGCAGAAGGCAAAGAGTTTAATCCCAATAGTGTGTTACAACTTCGTAAGTTGTTGTTCGACTATGCCAAGCTTGAGCCTACAGGCATCAAGACTGAGAAGGGAGAACACTCTACAAATTCTGAAGTGTTGGAACGATTAGCTTTACAAAACGAGATTCCCCAGCTTATTCTTGATGTTCGTAAAAAGACTAAGATTAAGAATACATATCTCGATAAGATTATTCCTCAGCTTGATAGGGACGGTCACTTACGGACCAATTTCAATCTGCACGGAACAACTTCAGGACGCCTCTCTTCGAGTGGTAAACTGAATATGCAACAGATACCTCGTGATAATCCAATAGTAAAAGGCTGTATTCGAGCTTCGGAAGGTCACAAGATTGTTGCAATGGACTTAACCACTGCCGAAGTATATGTAGCTGCTGTACTTGCAGATGACCTCGAACTTCAAGACGTATTCCGGTCTGGAGGAAACTTTCACTCTACGATTGCTCACAAGGTGTTTCGTTTAGATTGTCCGATCGAGGAAGTAGCAGAAAAGTACACGACCTATAGACAGGCTGCGAAAGCGGTAACCTTCGGTATTATGTACGGTGCTGGCCCGCATAAGATTAGTGAACAAGTTACTAAAGACGGTGGAAAGCTTTCCGTTGAACAAGCTCGACAGATTATCAAAGAATACTTTGGTGCTTTCTGGAAACTCGAAGAGTGGATTGAAACCCAGAAAAAGATTATTATGAGAGACTCTGCTATCTATTCTCACTTTGGACGTAAACGTCGATTGCCTGATGTAAAGTCAGACAACAAAGGAGTACAAGGTCACGCAGTTCGATCTGGTTTGAATTTTCTAGTTCAATCCGCCGCTTCAGATATCAATCTCATCGGAGGTATAGAAGCTCACGCAGTGTTGCAGCAGCGCAAAATGAAAAGTAAAATTTTCGCGTTAGTACACGACTCTGTGTTAGCGGAAGTACCTTTAGATGAAATTGATGAGTATTGCGATATACTAAAAACTGAGATTCAAAGAGATAGAGGAATTTATATTTCCGGTGCTCCCGTAGGTTGTGACTTTGAGATTGGAGACGATTACTCAATGGGTAAGTTTGAAAGTAAATATGGTAATCTCACTAACGTATAAACAAGTGTGTAGACGAATTCGCTTTCCGGTACATACAGTTCCTCGGGATGACCTGTACTGGGAAGACGGATTACTAATGTTGGATAATCTAGTAATAGATGATAAGAATCAGAAAGGAGATACTCTCGGCATAAGAAGGCTTCAAACTCCTCATAAGTTGAAGAGATTGAATAAGACTTACCTAGAATTTTCTGATCTTCTATATGAAAATCCTCCAATATTAATTGACACAAATGGAATAGTTTTTTCCTATCAAAAAACTAGGTGGCAGAATGTGATAAGCCACAAGATTAAAAAAAGAGAGCAAATGGATACTCACACCCGAATATGGTTGCATGGAGTAAATTTCGCTTTCTTAGTTTCAAACCCTCCTGTAGGGAAAGATTGGGCTCAAGTCTTGTATCTAAGAAAATGGCCCTGGCTACTGTATGGTTTTTCAGAACGCAAGGAAAACACTACAAAAAGGAAGATTTAATGCCAAGAAGAAAAAGAGACGTATTATCTAGTCTTAATTTTTATTTAAAAGAAATAGAACCTTTAACAAAAAGTCAGCTTGAAGTGTTTGAGTCTGACAAACATTTAATGCTTCATGGATGCGCAGGAACGGGGAAAACTTATATTTCCTTATATCTTGCTCTTGATGACTTACAAAAAGATGTATATAATAAGATTTTACTTGTTCGTAGTGCAGTGCCTACAAGAGAAATGGGTTTTCTTCCAGGTACGGAAGATGAAAAATCAAAAGTATATGAAAATCCTTATGTAAATATTATGCAGGAATTGTTTAGCCGAGGAGATAATCCTTATGGGCAAATGAAACAAAAAGGAATTATAAATTTTTTAACCACTTCTTATATTAGAGGAACTACATTCTCTGATTCAGTAGTAATTGTAGATGAGTGCCAAAACATGACTTTTCATGAGCTTGATAGTATCATCACAAGAGTTGGGCAAAACTGTAGAATTATCTTTTGTGGAGACTTTTTTCAGACAGATTTACGAAATAGTGGTTTGAAAGACTTTATAAAAATTATAAAGAATATGAAAGAGTTTGATTTTATTGAGTTTGGTATTAATGATATTGTGCGTTCTGACTTTGTAAAAAATTATTTAGTAGAAAAGTATAAAGAAGGAATACAATGAAAAGCAATATAGAAATGGAGAGCTTAGAACGTAAAATAGACCAACTGGTAAGCAGGGTAGAGATGCTACAGCGAAGACTAGTTGATGTCGAAAATTTCCAAGTTACTCTAAGAAAAGAAAGACAAGAAAGAAATTTAAAAGACGAGATGTGGACTAAAGCTTGAAAGCGGTTATTTCCAATAGAATTTATATGGATATAGAGCCTTCCGCTCTTGCGGATATTGATAAGGCACTTACATATAAAATAGAGAGCTATAGAAGAGATGCTCCTCCTCAGTATGTAAAAAATTTGAGAAGGTTGAATAGTAATCTTATCTCTATACCTGTTGGAAGAACCGATCTTATTCCCCCAGGATATGAAATCAAAGATAAAAGAATAGAAGTTCCTGTAGACTTCCCTGAGTTTAGGTTTGACCTGAGAGAAAGTCAACAAGAAGTCTATGACCAGCTTAACGACAATGCTGTTATCAATGCTTTTGTATCTTGGGGAAAGACTTTTACCGCACTCGCAATCGCTGGAAAGCTAAAGCAAAAGACTCTAATTATTACTCACACTGTTGCACTAAGAACTCAGTGGGAGAAAGAGATAAGAAAAGTCTTTGGCATAGAGCCTGGAGTTATAGGATCAGGAAAATACAATATTAGTGCTCCGATTGTTGTCGGTAATGTGCAGACTTTGTATAAAATCAAAGAACAGATTACTAAAACTTTCGGAACGCTAATTGTAGATGAGTGTCATCATATACCGGCAAACACCTTTAATCGACTGGTAGACTCTAGCTATGCTCGATATAAGATAGGCTTATCTGGCACGGTAGAAAGAAAAGATGGTAGGCATGTAATGATGCCTGACTACTTTGGACATAAGAGATTTACTCCGCCCAAAGAAAATTACATGCAACCTTCTGTAGACGTAATTCAAACTAAAATACGTTTTATGGACGGTGCTAAAATACCTTGGGCTAACAGAATAAACGATTTGGTAGCTCAGGAAGAATACGGTAAACTTATTTGTTTTCTCGCCGCCGCTTATAGAAAGAAAGGACACAAAGTATTACTTCTCTCCGACAGAGTATATTTTCTCAAAAGAGTAAAAGAAACTTTAGGAGACTACTGCGAACTTATAACAGGAGAAGTACCTCTAGCGGAGCGAGAGAAAAAGATAGAAAGAGTACAGGCAGGAAAAGTAGATATTCTTCTAGGAACTCAGAGTATTTTTTCAGAGGGTATTAGCGTAAATCCTTTAAGCTGTCTAATACTCGCTACTCCTGTAAACAATACTCCTCTACTAACACAGTTGGTGGGGAGAGTGATAAGGGAACATCCTGGAAAGATAGATCCTGTTATAGTAGATATAAATTTAAAAGGAAAAACCGCAGAGAAGCAAGCAAAATTACGTCTTGGGCATTACTTACAACAACAATATGATGTGTTTTTTAAGGACATGTGAGAAAAAAAGTTCTTGACAATTGTAGATCTTCCCTGTATAATATACGGTCTGACTTCGAGAAATAGTAGTGATTTTTTATAATTGGGCAAAAATGTACTTAGCTACGGAAGGTAATTCTTCGGCTATAGTTACATTAATCGCAAATATAACCTACCCCACCCTGCCTAAAAATGTGCGGGATCCTATCTATCGTTTGATTCAGAAAGACTGGACTGGCGATAGCTTTCTATTGCACCCAGAAAAAATATTATCAAACCGAAGCAAGTTCGGTGACACGGAGCTAGCACAGTATGTGGCACTCGCTAGTTTTCGCAGCTATGCTGAATATGAAGCCACAGGAAAACGCAGTTTAAACATGCTTATATCGCCTGTTTCTACTGTAATTATTGACAACAACAGACTACTCTCTCGTGTAGAAGATGAAGTTTTCTTCTGCTGGGAAGAAGTCACGCATTAAAAGGAAAAACTATGGGTATTAAATTTACTTCATCCGCTGGGGGAGCTAAGAAAAGCTCTTTAGAGCAGTACACTTATAAAAATGGGGACAACTGTGTTCGTCTTTTCGGAGATCTTCTACCTCGATATATCTATTGGGTAAAAG